GGACCGTCCCCGAGCCCAACCTCCCCACTGAGTAGCCGGCGGAGAGGCGCGTTGGGCTCGGGGCTAGAATTGAAGTGTGCCAAGGCTATGGCACATTAAGTTGACAGCAATAGGGAACGATCAACTATACACGTTATGGTATACAAAGATATTGCTTGCCGTTGTTCGACGAGAGAAAGAGGCCGCGTCCGAATATGGGATGACACCCATGATGTTACTTGTTTTCGAACACAGCCCGAACGCTTCACGTCTAATGTCGGCAGCGTTCGAATTACCGCCCGCGAGTCTGACGAGATTACGCAGATCATTAGAACTCAATCTGTTCTCGAGCAGCCTTACGATCGGATAACCACTAAGTACACCGGTTGGCTCATCAGCGTGTATTAGATCGTTAATGCCGACAAACCCCCTGTTTGGAGTGGTGATGACACGACTTACACGTAGATCAGGTAGATCGCGAGTGAAGTCTTGATTTAGCCCCTTAGAGTAGGATGAGACAACCAACAACTTAACCGCGTCGACCTGAACCATGCACAGAGCTGTGTAATCAACTTCAGTCAGGTGGTTCGTCAAATAGTCTTTTGTCCCGTTACTCGCCCACGAATCGAGTACTTTCATCGGGGGGATCGGATCGACACAAACATCTACATGTTTGAGGGGGCCAACCTGATCATAGACGGGACCGTCCCCGAGCCCAACCTCCCCACTGAGTAGCCGGCGGAGAGGCGCGTTGGGCACGCGGACATAGCGTAGAGCGCTGGAAACGAGTGCAGGATAACCATGATATCCACTTCGATTCATGATTGTCCTACAGCCGTTTATTGCAGAGACCAGCCCCTCGATAGGTTTCATGACGTCGAGGGTCGTCCAATTACCACTTACAAAAGACGCGACAGCCCGGGTGAGATAGCCATAGGTCGCGTCACGCCCTATGCCGAGCCGGAGGAATTCAGCACACTCAAACCCGATACTCTGCTTCGAAGGATTCATCCGACATCCAATGGCCTTGGCGGAATATAGGACATGTTCACAAGCGGATAAAGTGTCGCACCGCATGTAAACATCGTCACCGGTGTGTATCGATATACCGTGGTCAAACAGTTGTGCACCAATAGCCATCCTAATGTAGGCCGCGTTGAGCACGCTGTTAATGAACGTAGTACCACGGTGGCCAGACATAAGAGTTCCCTTGACATGCCGGGCTGTACCGCCGTAATGTATATACTCGGTATCGAAAGAGCGCACCAACACGGACCGGTACCACTCAGGAGCATTGAACACATCACACAGTTCTTCGAACACGGCTTGCATCGTGGCCGTTGCGTGGTGAGAATTAAAGTCATCGTAGTCGAGCATGAGATTAACCCCGCCTCCGAGTTGTGCGTTCCTTACTCGTTTTGAGATACCAGAGTGTCCACCGTCGCCAGGGTCGAGTAGTACCCGATCATTGCGCCAAGAACGTTCTACAGCGCTTAGTATCCACGAGAATGCGAAGTATGATGTCGTGTCGCAGGCAAAGATCGCGCGACGCTTACCTTGTTCGAGTTTGACACTGGCGCTAACCGTCGTATGCCCATCCCATGTAGTGAGAGGTTCATAGACGAGCGCCTCAGCAGCAGCACGCCTGTAATCACGTGAGTGAGTCGGGCGATTCCGTTTCGGATCCAGGCCCATATCGAGCGAAGACCGGGCCGTCTGACTTCCATTGACACACCACAACCAACGCGCCGACCACCAGTCGTGTAAGTCTGGCAGTTGGGTCGCACGATCACGGAGTTCAGACCGTATGATTGAACGAATGTGTCCGCGTAACTCGTCTGAGTATGCAAGAACCTTATCGGCTACAAGGCCGGGGTCGCAGCGGTACGTGATTTCGGCGTCTAGTGAGAGCTGTCCGACAGCGCGCCCCTGAAGGGACTCACCCTCAACCAACATAGCACCGAGGCGACAGCCATTTGCACCGAGTGCTTTGAGCGCCATGGACACATTTTTTGCGATAGCGGGGTTGAGGATATAGTGGACGGCGATGTCCCAGCCTGGAGCGCCAAGGTACTTAGCAAGGCCGACACCGTACAACAGAGTCGCCGCAAACTGATCCTCGGTAACGCGACCAGCCAGTTTGCGAATGATACGAGAAACGACGCTACCATAACCGCGCTTATAGTAATTCTCGATAAGTGGAATAAGCACAATATTTATCTTCTTGGCGTTGGCCTCGGCTTTAACGGGGAAGACGTGAGACAAGAAAGACTGGGATACTGCTAAGCGCCGTATATGGTGGTTCGATACGATGCCAGGGAAAAGTTTGAGAGTGCAGGCATCGATGTCGTCACGACTAAAGGCTAATGACGGAGCACCAGTCGCGCGCCGGGCGATATGCAATATGTCGGAGTCGGACATCTTGATTTGCAACGGAAAAGGGAGGGCGAGTAGAGATAGGGCGGCAGGGAGGAGTGGGTGTTGAGTATGTAATATGGGTGTTAAGGATTGTAAGTTAGTAAGATCAGCGACAAAGGAAGAATTACCAAATCGTTCAAGAATTGTGGGTTGAGTAAGGAGTATATCGTATAGATATTGACCAACAACACCAAAATTCTGGGACCGCGTTAAAATGTCAGGGTGAGCTTGTCCGTCAACCTTCCCCATCAGGTGGTTCATTGGGACCGGTATCAGGAGCTACACTCTGTTCAGGATTTCCATCATCATTAACGCGGGGCAGAGGCACACCGGGGATGGCAATACTGCCACCACCGGGCTGGGTCGGCATGGCCCTAATGACTTGCGGGAAGCGGACCGCGTCATAATGGGGCACAGCAGGTACAGGGTTACCAACGGGGCCACGCTCATTGGTCTCAGGAACAGCAGCGACATTACTACGACGTAGGGAGACAATCCCACCGGGAGTATCGTCATCAGGCGGTCGTTGCATCTGAGCGGGAGGACGAGCGCGCATAACCGGGGCAGTTGTCAGAGAAGGCATGTCGTTAACACCGGTCGTACCGTAGAGTGACGCGCGCGCAGAACTAGCATTGAGTTCACGCGCCGCACGTGTACGGTTGCGCCTGGTGTTGGAGTCAAAATCATTCGACGCGCCGTTGAAACAAGAAACTGGACGACCAACAGAGATAGAAACACAACAATCCAAGAATTCGTGGGCCATTGGGACATGCTCAACGGTAGGGATACCCTCGTCATCAATAGTAGCATGACGGACGACAAAACCCATAGTACCACCGAGATTGATGCATTCACTGGGTGCTGGAAAGGGCGATTGACCACGTACCCAGAGTAGGCCTGATAATGGGACACCACCCATCACGCGATCATGGACGAGCGGGTACGTGTCATGCCCGCCGGGATGAATAATACCGTTGGGATCGAGTTGACGAACGGAAGTAGCCCCGAGGCCGTTCTGTGGGTTACCAAGCCAATGGAGGAGGAACCAACAAGTACGGGCGGTACGGAACAGTGCGTGATACGAAGACGTCAACACATCACCCTGAGTAGCAGCGACGATGTCTTCGAAAGCGGGCCGAGTGCGCGTACAGTCTCTACCGCCATAGCTTGCAAAACCCTCAATTTCGGCAGGCGTGCCGAGAAAGTCGTGCGGCAAAAGCGATGTGGGCTCGACCCAAAACCATGGTGCAACCGATGCATGACGCAAGTGCCGATTATCCAATGCCAAGTGGGTTGATAGAGCGTTGAATACAGACCGCGCGCGTGAAGGGTCACCTTCCGCACAAAATAACTTACCGAGGCCCTTAGTGTATAACTTCGAAAATGAATCAAAGTTAGCCACGAGTTGAGCTCGATTCCGGTCTGCCATGACTGACGTCCCCTCAACGTGTGACCCGGGTACACCAGTAGGGTCATCAGCACCAGTACCGAGATAAAATGTAGGATACCAACGGCCATCGAATTCAATACCAGGATCACAGTGTGCGACGAGACCAGCGGTGACAAGAGCTATACCATCAACATAAGCAGCGACGCTGCTATGGGAGTTTGACGAGAGCGCAGGGATACCTGCATACGTGTCAAGGCCGTAATGAATGCCACCGAACGGCACACTGAAGTGTGAAGCTCGAAAGACGTCACGCAGTACGGCGCCCTCGTCAGAGTGCCCGACCACACTCAAGACGCGATGAATGCCACGGGTGAGTGCAAGGGCAAACAGCGGTCCCTGATCACTTGCGATCATGTTTGACCCGAGTAAACGCAGAGCAGAAACAATAGCACGGGGTAGACCCTCTGGATTCACATGTGGCATGATTGGTTGGCGCGTGACGGCGTCAAGCTCAATTATGTCGGTCGCGATAGAGGCACCTTCACCGGCAGCGGCGGAGGCCAAGACAGTAAAGACATCGCCGGTTAGGACAGAGTTAACAAGACGCGGAATGAAAACAGTCGTAGTCAATGAGTTTACGGGTCCGTCATAAGTACCGAGAGCGTTAACATTAAGGGGGCGGCCGGCACGAATATCGGCAGAGTCAATATTACCAAAGACACTTGTAGCAGCGAGGGCGCGAGCGAGGCGTTCAACAATAGCAGCGTGAGACGTGTACATGAATTCAGCGGAGAAATTAGTATATTTCTTCGCGAGGCCAAGGAAGTCTTCAACCAAGGATCCCGCAGTGGGGTACGCACATTCGATCAACACCGGATTTTCCGGTGGTGGTCGGAGCGCAGCAACGATAGACGGGACACCGCTGCCTATCTCGTACTTGATCGACGTAATACGTTGATCCTCATTACCACCAACGGTGGAGGAAGTACGGATGGCGGAGCGATATATACGAAAATCGTCCGGACCACGAATACGAGACCCCCGAGGTTGAGAGATGACCGAGGCTAGGAACGAATTCCTGAACGTGGCCATCACCTTAACAGGGGGGACACACAAAAAGATAGTCGTGGACTTCCAAATTTCAAGCTAGGGTGTAAATTCGTCGATAAATAACAGTAGTGTAATCTGTGATTGGATCAACGGAACCCTCCCCGACCTCCAGACACACCCCATTTCGATCCGGAACTGCTCTTTCGGGCAGGCGAACAATCTAGTCGTAGCCAAACGACAATGGAGTTACTTATAAACGGTACATTGGCGAGAATA